TATTGCTGCTTACTGCTCTGATAGTAGCACTGCTATACACAGGCTATCCAAAGGACATCCAGATTACGATCCCCAAGCAGTGGAGCGCAAAGCCGCAGCCACAAAAGGGCCACATAGTTGTGCGGAGTTTGCTAAGGAGTACCCCGACGGGTGCAAAGGGTGCATACACAGCAAAGGTAAAGACAAAATAAACAATCCCATAGAGCTTGGGCGCTACGTAGACAAAGATGTTGCTCCATCCTTTGAGTTACCAGAGGGCTACTACCGTGGTGCACACGGGGGTATTTATACAGACAGCATAGCTGGCCAAGAAGGTAAACCAAGCCTCGTATACCCCTATGATTTATATGTGATGGAGAGAATGGTCGATACAGTATCGGGAGATGTTGCTAGGGTTAAGGTAGCTCACCCCCATGACGGGGAGAAAGAATTCCCCATCCCAAATACTAGCTTAGGTAAAAACGACTTACGAAAAGAGTTAGCAAAGAACGGGGTGGTAGCACTAGAGCCACAAAGCACATACATCACTACATACATAACCAAGTGTATTATGCACTTGCGCGATAAGAGGAAGGCAGAAACTATGGAAGACCAATTTGGGTGGAAAGAAAATTACACTAAGTTTATTGTTGGGGAACGTGAGATTACTGTAGACGGGGTGGGCCATTCTCCGGCTTCGAGCGTTACAGAGGGTATAACACCTCACTTCCAACCCCGAGGGACGCTCGACAAGTGGCAGGAAGTTTTTAATTTATATGACAGGCCAGGACTAGAGATTCAGGCATTCGCTGCGTTAAGTGGCTTTGGCTCTGTACTGTTGGAGTTTACTGGGCAAAAGGGTGCACTGATTAATCTAGTACATACCTTAGCAGGTACTGGTAAAACAACTGTGTTGCGAGTTATTAATAGCATTTGTGGACACCCGGAGATGCTATTGGGTACACCAGATGATACATACTTAGCCCGCATAACCAGGCTTGGGGTGCTTAACAACATAGCCAACACTATGGATGAACTTACCAATATGGATGACGACGACATATCTCCGTTCATCTATGCGTGCTCACAGGGCAAAGGCAAAGAGCGAATGCAGAAGGACAAAAATGCCAACCGCATAAACAAAACTACGTGGAGGGCACTTTCCGTTTCCACTGCTAACGCAGGGTTTGGACAAAAACTTTCGGCTAAAAAGAACACGCCCGACGGTGAAATGATGCGGCTGCTAGAGTTTAATGTCCCACCTTCAACCGCCATAACTACAGATGAGGGCAAGCATTTGTTTGACCATCAGCTCCTAGAGAACTACGGGCTTGCCATTGTTCCTTTTATTCAGTACATCATTGGGGATTTAGAGGAAGTGAAAAAAACATTATCTAAGGTACAAGCTCTTGTAGACCAACGGTGTAATTTTACAGGGCGCGAACGAAATTGGTCAGCAGCACTTGCCGTTAACTTTACGGCAGGGATAATAGCTAATCGAGAAGGTATTATAAAACTTAACACTAGACGCTTATTCAAAGCCTTAGTCCCAGCTATTAAGCAAATGAAGAAAGAAGTTACCCCTCCACAGAATAATGATGCCACCATACTTGGGGCTTACATACTTAAACACCACGGTAGTATTCTTGTTGTAGATTCCGCTGCCGATAAGAGGACGGGTAAAGCTATGGCACCTGACCTTGAACCCCTAGGTAAAGGCAAACCCGTGATTAGGTATGAGTCAGATACAAAGAGGTTGTACACCCCCGTTGCAGATTTTAAGAAGCACTGTATAGGCGACCAAGTTGACTACGGCCAACTTATCAAACGCTATAAAAACGTGGGGTTTTGTTTAGGTAGTAAAAATGTATGCATGGACAAAGGGATGCAGTTTTCGTTTGGCACTGTGCGCTGCGTAGAGTTTGATTGTGCTCACCCCCAGTACGGGATTGATGTAAATTTGTATGCCCAGGGAGATACCAGTGACAGTGGAGAAAGTGAAGTATCAAGTTAACTGGAAGGCTTTCAAGAAAGGGTGGTCTTTCTTTATCCCGTGCCTAGACGCGCCCCGGTGCCGCCCTATTATTACAAAAGAAGTTCGGCGGTTGAAGTACAAAGTGATTACTAAAGTAGTTATAGCAGATGGGGTGCGGGGCATTCGGGTATGGAGAATTTAATCAACAACAAACTCATCTAAAAACCGGTCAGTAATTATTGGACGTAGGGCAGAGTCAAATCTTACTCCTGCTATTAAGTTTTTCTTTTGGCTTTCGCGGGTTTTGTAGGAACGAGACAGTGTGTCTTTGTTCACCAGACCAGGGTATTTGGAACCTAGCTCTTGTAAATCTCTTTCAGCTTCTGCAGCCAGCGCATAATCCCCCGCAGTGTAAGCTGCATACCATCTGTCGGTAATGCGTTTTTTTATAGCCCGGATTTGGTTTTGGAAATTAAGCCCCGCAGAACGAGTTTCATACAAGGATGTTACATCAGCTGGGCTAAAACCAAAGAATTGCAAAAATAAATTATATCCGTTGATGTCTGTGTCCACAGGTTCGCCTTTGGTAGTCCTTGCACCTTCCATCGTATAGCGGCCTGCCTTAAGCACATTACGCACCATACTAGGGGACATAGTTTCCAAGGCACGCCCGTAGTTACCTGCTTCCCACTGCTTACCAAAATTACGTTCTATGTTTAAAGCATAGCTACCTAATGGGCCTAACGCTTGCATTACTGCCGTCATTAAATACCCGTTTTCTTCTATGCTGTAGGGGTCTTCCCTGAACAACATACCGTTAGCTATACCCGCTCTGTTAGATATTTCTAAATTGGTAAGGTAATTGAGTGGGCCTTTGTAGACAAATTCATTGGTAAAGGCACGTGTTTCTTCTTTGAAGTTGAATGGTTCTTCATCATCCCCTAGTAGGGCGTTAATCATATTAACCAAAGTTGCCACTGCACCGTAGAAAGGTAAGCCGTTGATTCCTCCTATGGCTGCACTCATCCCGACAATACCTACCACTTGGCGGCGAGCCATCTTTTTTACTTCGGGGCTTTCCCCCTTTAAAGATTGCTGCATAGCACGAGCAGTGACAAAGGCACTGTTCCAAATGAATGTCTTAAAGGTAAACATAACCCGGCCCAGGCCACCTGCAAAACTGTTCTGCAAATAACGCGGCCCCTCTGCGGCCATACCTGAAGTATGAGTATCACGCACTATATCAAGTGCTTCTCGTACAGCTACTTCTTCAGTCTTACCCGCAGCTATGGCTAAGTCGTAGGTAGCTATAGCTGACGTTGCTCTACTGTATGTCTCCGCTGCAGCGAAAGGCACACTTATCAGATTCATCAGCTTGGCGGATGTGGAGCTGTAGTCTTCAGTGCTTTGCTTAGACCCTTCCAGTATTTCCCGCTGCATCGTGTGCTCTAGCTGAGCAAATTCAGTTAGCTTTGCCGCTAGATTTTTGTACTTGGCTTTTTCAGTCCAGCTTTCTTTGCCCCACGGCACAGCTAATTTACTTGCATTGACTATAGCTTTATTAATGTCGTTAAAAGATATTGTACCGGAGTTAGCGTATTGCCCCCACAGCACTGGCGCTACCAGGAGAGGTACTGCTGTTAAGTTAATGATGGCAGACGATATGTTGCCAAGGATAAACAAACTGTAAGAGCCTACCGATGCCTTTGCAATTAAGCTGGCATAGTTTGGGCTTTCTATGAAGTCTTTTCTGTGGAGAATTTCATCTACTACAGCATTTATAGTAGAGACGGAAGGGGCTTTGTCGTTTGCCTGAGTATAGTTTTTACCTTGCTGTTGAATGTTTCGTATTTCTTGTTGGATTTTGGGTAAGTACTCCATGTTGCCTAACTTCCGTGTCCACTTAACCATAGTGTCACCGTAGACTCGCACCATATCAGCAGATGCACCTTTAGTTTCTTTAGCCTTTCTCAACCTTTGGATCACAGAAGACTCAGGAAACAACTCTAAATACATATCAAACACTTCCCCTTTGGCTAACGCGGGAGTGCCGTCTGGGTTATTAGGAATGTTATCCATCAGCTTGCGAATGAAAGCATCAGAGGGAAAGGACGCTGCATCTACACCGCCTGCACCTATTTGACTCCGATCAAAGGGCCGTGGCTTCCCCTTAAACCGTGGTTCGTTGGCAGTCCGAAACAGGTCTCGTTCCCTTATTGATTCAAAACTGTAAGTAAAATGTTCTCCTTTAGAGTCTTCAAAAGATAGATAAAAATCTCCAAAGCGCACCAGAGGTACATACCCTACCTTAGATACTTTACGCCTAAACTCCTCTGTCAATCTTTGTTTTGCTGCAGGGTCAGTTACTTGGTCAAGTATGAATTTGCCATAGGCGTTAAAAGAGTTTAGATAATCTTCCCGCATCTTGCGGTACATCTGTTGTACGGCGGGGTCTAGTTTTTTGTACCGTTTTTCTAGGGCTTGGAACTCTCTGAGTTGAGCGGGGGTAAGTTTATTTTTGTCAAACAAAAGCGCACCTGTTTCAATGTCTTTGTCTACCCCAAGCAAATCAAACTCTTTTTTCCTTGCTTCTTCAGCAATCCCCCAAAGTTCTTCTACATCACCAGGAACTCTTTTGTTTATCTCTTCAAACTCTCTGTAGTTCCCAACGATGCGTTTAATGTCGTTTTCTATTTTAGCCTGCCGTTGGAGGATGTAGTCACCTAACAGTTTTAAACCCGGTACCTGTACTCCGTAAAGCTTAGCCATCTGGTCAATACGAAGCGTGCCCAAAGCCATGCGCTTAAGCCCCCTACCTTTTAAATTAGAGATAGTATTCTTAATGGCATCTACTTTCTTTGCAAAAGGAGGAGCAGCGTTAAACATATCTCCTATAGCTTTAACAGCTACCGTAGGAGTCCCTAAAAATAACCGGTCGGATAAGGTAGGTTCTACGTCTTGGGATACATCAAGCAGTTTGTCTATAAACTCTAAGCCTTTGGTGTAAGCACTCTGTCCGGGGCGGAAACCAAAGAAACGCGCAATGGCTTCCATGATGTTAGTCCACATATTCTTGCCAGCCGGTGCCTTGGGTGCTCTAGTATCTTTAAGCAGTGCTTGGAACTCGGGGTTCCCTATCAACTCAGCTGCAAACTCTTGCAGGTCTTGACCCCCATACGCATCCCCCATTTGTGTTTTTACCTGGGAAAAGAACTCGAAGAACTCTTGAGTAATGGGTAAGTCTGGGTTGTTAAGAGCCTGTGCCAAAGCAGCGTGGGCTGCTTCGTGTAGGAAAGTGTCTTCGGTAAGACCTAAAAAAGCTCCCTCTTCTGGGCTGAGGACTATGGTATCTGTACCTGCATCATAGTAACCGCTTGTGCCTTCTGCCGTAGCACCAACTACTAACTTGGTAGCTAACCCTTGGGAAAGTATCTTACGCAGTATCTTTTGTACCTCTTTGGGTTGTTTGCTTACTAAGCTGCTAAGAAGCTGTTTAAAGTTGCCCCGTTCTGCTATGCGCCTGTCTGTTCTATCAAGTGCTCTGCCTTGGGAGGTTGGCTTGTTAGGTAATGGTTTAGGTGGGCTTAGCGCTGTTTGATCTACTGTGTCACTTACGCCTACGCCAGCAGGGAATCTTGTTAATTCGCTTCTCTTTTTAACTAAATTTTCTACACCGCTGTAATTTCGGTGATTTCGTACTTTCCTGAAGGCTTTAGAACTACCTGTGGCAGGAGCTGTTTCTACCGTCCTAAACCCTTTTCCTTTGTGGAATACTTCTATCTTTGTCCCTGAAGACGAGTTTTCGTAAGTCTCTATGGGAGTTTCGACTACTGTTTCTATTGTTCCAGCGGGCGTCCCTGCTGCTGTTACATCTGCGGTTTGGTCTGTTGTTGGGTCTGTTGTTGGAGCTGCAGTAGACTCATTGGGCGTAGGTGTATCCGGTAAAGGAGGTAAACCTGCAATCCAAGTATCTATTTTGCCTCGGGCTACGTCCCCTAAAGTTTCTTTTGCTAAATTAACCGTTTCTATAGCTTGAGCACGTTGGGTAGGGTCAGACATATCTTTGTTTGCTAAAGGGCCGTTCTCCCTTAGCAATAGTGCGGTAGGGCCAAGCCCAAAGACTGCTCTACCCCATGCTTTTAACCCTGCTTCGTCTTTGGGTATGACAACACGCGTGCGGAGTGCTTCAGCATCCGTTGCTTTTTTTTGTTTTGCTTTTTGGATGTTGTATGCTTTCTGTACTTTTTTGTCTTCCAAAACGTTGTTATCAGCTTGCCATACTTCTAGTTCAGATAAGTTTTTACCAGCTACTGTTACAATCGGGGCTTGCGCCACAGCTGCCGCTGCTGCCATACCTGAATCGAAAGGTGCGTCTTCTAATCCTGCCGCAGTTTTTTCTGCCGTTGCTTTAATTTCTGCTTGTTGTTCTGCTGCTTGTTTTGCTGCTATTGCTTTTGCTTGCTCTTCTTCTTGCGCCGCAATTACTTTTTGTTCTTCAGCCTTAGTTGCTGCTCTGTTACGCATGCCTCTAGGAACACCACCTACCCCACCAAAAGCACCGCCAGCTACAGCACCTCGTACTGACGCCTCTACTATTCTTTCCCAGTCTGCGCTATCCCAGTAGTCTTCATTCTCATTTACAAACTGTTCAGCGGCTATACTTATGGCTTCTTGTGCACCTTCTGTGACTCCTTCTGTTCCTATACCAGCAGCTAGCCCCAAGCCCACGGGCTTCAGCAACCCTTTATCCATACCAGACCGGGTTAGAAGTTTGTTTACGACTGCTTTTTTTGCAGGCCCACTAAATTGTTTCATTAAAGCAGCGGGGAGAATGGAATCCAAAGCAGCAGACACAGAGCTAAACAATGCCGCAACAGCCGGGGCTGTCTCTCCTGTTTCTTCATAGATGTTACGAAATACTTCGGGGGCGTTAAGTGCATAAGAACCTAAGAAGGCTCCAGCCAGTTGTCCCTTGGGGGCTGCTTTAGCTCCTGCCTTGGCCGCTGCCGCAGCAGTCTCTCTTGCAGTTTTAGTACTGTATATCCTAGCCGATGCTTGTGGAACGGCAGCTTCGACAGCTTTTACTGCACCGGGACTCAAAGGCTTTGCGCGGGGTTTCGCTAACGTAGCTGCTGCTTTTTTAGCTGCCCCTTCCGCCGCTTTTTTAGTGGCCGCAGTAGCTGCTTTAGTAGCCGCAGCCGCCGCACCTCGTGCTGCAAGAGAACCACCTCCTATACCAGGGACTATGGCTGTAGCAAGATTAGGTACTTGTTCACCTACTGTCTCAAGGCCAAACTTAATGGCATCGCCAATGCCTTCAACGTCTTTATAACTTTGGAACTGCGCTGGGTTAGTGATTGCCAGCCTGCGTTCTTTTTCCGCAGCCTCTGCTAGTTGGGCTTCTGCATACTCATCAAACCCTAAAGCACTTGCGCCCATAGCGGGGAGTACATCTCCAAACGTAGAACCTAACCGGCTCACACCCCTAGATACACCACGGGTAAAAGTTTCTCCTATCCCATAGTCCGGTCTACGAGGCTCTTTTAGTTTGTTAAAAGCCTGCAGTACTTGTGCATGATCTTCAGTGCCCTTTTTGTCGTTGTTGTCTACCAACCACTGGGCATATTGTTCAACACTAGCCATTTACGCCCCCACATTAAGTGCAGTGGCCTCGGCTACTATATCCACTGGTGGGGCACCGCCACTGCCCAGCATACCCATGCCCATAGTACTCATAACTTGACGCTCTACTGCTAGTTGAGCGGCTATAGCGGCAGGGTCGCTCTCTTGCAAGAGTTGCATAACTTCGTCTATAGCCATCCCTCCCATTTGCGCTCCAATTCTTGAATAGTAAATTTGTGGTTCACTACGCAAGTCAGCAATAGCGTCTAGTACGTCACTGGTCATACGTTGTTGGCTTACCGCTAACGCTATTTCTTTATCTATTTGCATTTGAGCTTCTTTAACCGTAAGAATTCTACCTTCCAAAGCCATCTTCTCTTGCCTTCCTATTTCTGCTCCTACAGCTCTACCCGAACCACCCAATGCGTCTGCGGTTGTAGTAGCCCCCATTCCTCCTGCTCCCCACTCTCTAAGCATGTCCCAGTTAGGCTTGATGCTGGTGTCTTCCACTTCTACTTCTTCTACTTCTTCTACCACCACTTCTGGTTCTGGAACTGGCTCCTCTTGCTCTCCATCAAACCCTCCCCCTCGCGCTGCAATTAGCTCAGGGGATGCGGGTACAAACTCCCCACCTTCTATTCTGCCTTCTTGGTTTAACCCTCCCTTCGCTACTTCTGTAGAAATAATGGCCCTGATTTGGTCAGGCCCTAAGTTAGGAAACTGTTCTTTTAATTCTTGCCCGCGTTGTTCTTGTTGTAGTCTCCTACGGCCTTCACTACCAACCCAATCCCACTCACGGGGGTCAAGAATTTCTTTAAGGAGAGGTCGTAGTCCCCCTTCAACAGATGTAGGGTCTATACCTGCTTCTCGTAATTGTTCTCGTTGGTCGCGCTGTTGTATAAGCCTTTCGATCTCCTCTTCATCCTTGGAGCGAGGCCGTGCGTACTGCCTTCTATTGGATTCGGGATAATGTTCTGCAGATAAACTTCCTACAGTAGCTTCCCTGGCCGCGCTGCGGGCATCAAGGTCAACAACCCCGTTTACATCTCCCCCATTATCAAAACCACGCCCTGCTATTAGGGTTGTTACGTCTTCTGTTTCTTCTTCAACGGGCATGCCTGCTGCATCAACCATGTTTTGATTTTCCTGAAGCATAGCCAAGTAACGAAGCACATCAGGGTCCGCAGCTGGGGTTTCTTGCCCACGCGTGCGTCCCGCCGGGTCCGCTGCGTTAATCATGTTTTGAGAGTCTTGCATCATAGCTAAGTAACGAGCTGCTCTGCTGCCTTCTTGACGTCTTCCTTCTTGTTTTCTAGCCAAGCGCCGTAAATAACCTATACCACCATCTGCTTTTTCTTGCTCAGCACGAGCTACAGCTGGCTTCACATCAGGAAAAGCCCTATCAAACCTAGCTCTGCGATCTTCTTGCTGCGCCCCAATGTTTTGCAAATAGTCCAAAGCCCCTTCAGCACTCTGATCTTGTTGTCGTCCTATGCTTTGCAAGTACTCCAAAGCCCCTCCAACACCTTCAACACCTTCAGAAGTCTCAATGGAGGCAAGTCCTCCTCGATCCGCCGCTGCTCTTTGTTGGCTTCGCGCCATAAGTCCTTTTGCTTCTGGAGGATTAAGGTTAGTTGAAAAGTCACGTCGTCCCCTAGGGTTAACATTGCGGCTAGGCGACCCTGCTCTATCTGCCCCCCCTCGGTCAGTTGCCACTCTCTGCTGGCTTTGTGCCATAAGCCCCTGTGCTTCTGGGGGATTAAGGTTAGTTGAAAAGTCACGTCTTCCCCTAGGGTTAATATTGCGGCTGCGTTCTTCGCTACCTTGAGCTTCCATCTGACCCATTACTTTTCTTACATAAGGCTCGGTCTGAGCTGCTTGAGGCAACACACTATAATCTCTACCTGCTGCTATAAACCTATCTGCGTTAGTTGCACCTGCGTTGTAAGCAATAAGCGCAGCTTCAATATCTCCGTCATACCTGTCGATAAAAGCTTGTAAATATTGGCGGGCAAAACTCCGGCTTGCACTTGGGTCAAACCTATCGCCTTCCATAGGGGGTACGCCAAAGCCTGGGTCTGCCGCAGTTGACGGCATTATTTGATAAGCACCCTCTGCTCCTGCTGAACTAACTGCATTAGGGTTACCACCGCTTTCAGCCACCATAAGAGCGTCCAAAAGAGCCTCTATGTTGTCACCCCCAACAGAACTACCTTGTGGACCCGCAAAACCAACAATCCCACCACCAGCCATACCCTCTTCTTGAGCGTCTAAAACCCTTTCCCTAGATTCTTTCATGGCTTCTAGTTGTGATAAAAAATCAGGGTTTTCTTTATTCCACTGCCGCCTCTGGCCCATACTTTTAGGCCCAGACAGTATCTTCTGGAGTTCGTTGACTGCTTCTTGGTTAGACATGGAACCACTGTCCACTAGGGATTGTAAAAGTGCTGGAAGGGGTGATCGTAATGCTTCCCTAGCAGTATTTGAACGGCTAAACGTAAAGTCGCTTAGAAATTCAGGAATAGTTCTAGTGCTATGCTCTCTTCTAGTCCGTTCCATCTCCCGAAGTTCTTCTGCAAAATCTCCACCTGCGGGATTAAACGGCAGTTGTATTTTTCTTGGGGCGTTAGTTAAAGTCTGCCAACCATCAGGTATTGGTTGTCCCGGTAAATACTGTTTACCCATTTCGTCATACAACGCCTTTTCTACATCTCCTCCATTAGCAAAACCAACAATGCCACCCTCAGCCATTAATAAGTCTTCACTAATGTCTATTGGTCCTCCCCTAACTGTATACAGTTCTTCTAAGAAACCTTGAGGGTAATGGGAATAAAAGTTGTCTCTTTTTTGTTTGTAGGCATCTGCATATTCAGGGGCTACGTATTTACTTTCTTCTTTTAACTGCTTCTCTCCCTCCAAAAACCCCATTACCATCTCACTGCCATACTTATCCATAAGGGCAGGAATAGGCTGCACAGACCCACCATCTGCAAAACTCACAATGCCACCACCAGCCATCATCATGTTATTGGCAGGCTGCCCTGGTTGTTGTTGTTGTTGGGGTGGTTGAAACTGTTGCATAGCAGCTTGCTGCATCTGTTGCCCCTGCTGCTGTATACCTGGCGCCAACTGGCTTAGTATTTGGCCCCTGCTACCTTCTACAACTTCCTGCGCTAACGCTTGTTTTTCATTAGGCATTTCCGTTTCAGCACTAGCTAACATGGTGGTTTTTGCTTCGTTGACAGCGTTAGCAGCTGCCTGCAATGCCAGTAAATCCACCGTTTCCCCAGTAATTTGAAAACGTTCCATCAAAGCTTGTGGGTCAGAGCCATAAGCGTCTAAACGGTTGCCTACTAGACTATCTATTCCTTGGCTCATGATCCGCCCCCGCTAGGCAAAAGCCCTATACCCTGCAGTAGCCCTATGATGCCCGACGCTCCTGATGTGGCTTGGGCAAAAGAACTAGGTTCTGCGTATGAGTAATCTTGTGTGGTAATAGGTAGCCCTTGAAGCAACGAATTTTGAAACTGCAATTGTTTGTACGGATCGTTCCGTTCGGCTTCAAACTGCCCTATATCTGCGTTTATACCTTCCACGTCTATACCCCGTTGGACCGCGCCTAAATCAGCCTGCTTCAGCAGTCCTTCTAGCCCGTAAGCTCTGTCTTTATCAAATTGCGACTGGGCGTTTGCATACGCTTGCTCATAACCACGTCCGGTTATAGCTGACATATTTCTAAGAGCTTCTCCTCCGAGTACCCCTTCTGCTGCGCCCTGCCTACTACCGCCGTAAGCACCAGCTTTACCATAACGGCTTTGCAAATCCCGTTGAGCCAGCCCATAATCTTGAGCAGCTTGTGCGTACTGAGGTTCTAATGCTGCTTCTAAGTAGGGGTTCATGTAGTTTTGCACTACATTGCCGGAAGCAGGCCCGTAGTAACCCGGTGTTGCTGTGCCGCCAGCTAAAGCACTTGCTGCCGTAGGGGGTGTATAAGCAGAACCTGTAAAAGAGCCGGTAGTAAAAGCTTGGGGGACAGCAAGGTTAGCTAACCCCGAAAAAGCTTGGTTTTGTAGGTTAGAAGCCCCCGCAGTTAGTGGGCCTTTGTAAGCTTGGTAGGGTTGTTCACCGAGCGCCGCTGCCTTACCCAACATGCCTGTTACATACTCACCTGCCCAGGGGGATAGCGAAGATGATCTGCCTAATTCAGTTGCTGTAGTAACCATAATTATTTCCTTACGCTGGGAGCTGTTGCATTGGGTTTATTTGTGCGCCCTGCCGGGTGCTGCCGGTGCGCTCCTGACGTACTCTGTCCATCATTGAATATAACTGTTCTGAACCAGCCTCGGAGTTGCCATTACCTAAATGACTTACTACATCAGCAGGTATTACAAATTCGCCATCACTCAGTCTAGCAGGTTCAGCTCCATCTATTGTAGCAGGTACATTATCGGCCATTCCATCAGTAGGACCACCTAAGTAATATCCCTGGTTACCTTCTAGCAAACCCCCTGCTGCAGAGGCGTTACTTATGCTAATTAGTATAGCTTCCGTTGTGCCTAAAGCATCGGCTATAGCTGCTAAAGTATACGTATCTTGGGCTTGCCATGCTTGCACATCAGCTTTAGTAATAGCTTTATCTTCTGCACTGTAACCCATATCAACCAAATAGTTGTTCAAAGCAATAGCAGTGTCGGAGGGGGCTTCGTAACTAACTACTGAGTTTAGCTGTGCTTCTGTTACGTTTAACCCAGTAGCAATCTCAGCTAACGTAAAACCATAATCAGCACCCATGAGGTTATTTATATCCTCTGCGGTAATAACTTTACCCCCTTTAACCGCGTAACCCAGAGTGCTTAAAGCTGTTTCTAAACCAGTGGGGGCGGTGTAATTAACTATTGAAGTTAAGTCTGTTTCGTTTACACCTAACGCAGTAGCAATCTCAGCTAAGGTATAGTCCGCATCTGTAAGAGAAGTTATATCTCCTGCTGTAATAACTTTACCGTCGTCAGCATCGAACCCTAAAGTTACCAAAGCTGCTTCTAAACCAACGGGGGCGGTGTAACTAGATATTGAGTTTAGCTGGTCTTCTGTTACGTCTAACGCAGTGGCAATATCCCCTCCTGCATACCCCGCAGTTATAAGCTGGCTTATATGGTCTGCTGTAATAGTTTGACCCCCATCAACACCGTAGCCTAAAGCTATTAAATCTGCCGCTAACCCTTCGGGGGCGGTGTAACTAGATATTGAGTTTAGCTGGTCTTCTGTTACGTTTAACGCAGTAGCAATATCAGCTAGGGCATAGCCATCATCTGTAAGAGAAGTTATATCTCCTGCTGTAATAACTTTACCGCCCTCAACATCAAAATCTAAATCTGCCAAAGCTGTTTGTAAGGCAGTGGGGGCGGTGTAATTAACTATTGAAGTTAAGTCTGTTTCGTTTACACCTAACGCAGTAGCAATCTCAGCTAAGGTATAGTCCGCATCTGTAAGAGAAGTTATATCTCCTGCTGTAATAACTTTACCGCCCTCAACATCAAAATCTAAATCTGCCAAAGCTGCTTCTAAACCAATGGGGGCGGTGTAACTAGATATTGAGTTTAGCTGGTCTGTTGTTACATCTAACGCCTCAGCAATCTGATCTAACGTAAAGTTATTATCACCCCCCGTGAGGTCAGATATATGTTGTTTAGTAATAGTTTGAGTGGCATCAGCAGAAAACCCCATCCCACTCAAAGCTGTTTGCAAAGCAGTGGGGGCTTCGTAATCAGATATTGAGTTTAAGTCTGATACGCTTACATCTAACGCAATAGCGATATCAGCTAACGTAAAGTTATTGGGGGCTTGGGTGAGAGTATTTATGTCTCCTTTGGTAATAGTTTTACCGCCCACAGCATCAAAATCTAAAGCTACCAAAGCTGTTTCTAAACCAGTGGGAGCTTCGTAACCAGATATTGCAGCCAAGTCTGCTATGCCTACGTCTAACGCCTCGGCAATCTGATCTAACGTAAAGTTATTATTGCCCCCCGTGAGGGTAGCTATATGGTCTGCTGTAATGGTTTGACCGTCGGCAGTAAAGCCTAAACCTACCAAAGCTGTTTGTAAGTCAGTGGGGGCGGTGTAATCAACTATTGAAGTTAAGTCTGCTGGGTCTACATTTAAGGCAGTAGCAATATCAGCTAACGCATACCCATCTGCGGTGAGGTCAGCTATATGTTGTTTGGTAATAGTTTGACTGGCATCAGTAGAAAACCCCATCCCACTCAAAGCTGTGTTCAGAGCCACAGTAGTGTCGGAGGGAGCTTCGTAATCAACTATTGAAGTTAAGTCTGTTGCCTCTACCCCTAACGCAGCAGCAATATCCTCTAGTGCATAACCGGCATCAGTGAGGGTAGATATATCGTCTGTTGTAATATTTCTACCACCCGCCTCAGCGAATCCCATACCCCCTAAAGCTGTTTGCAAAGCAGTAGGAGCTGTATAGTTAGCTACGCTCAATAAAGCAGTGGGGTCAGTCCCCAACGCAGTAGCAATATCACCCAACGTAAATACACTTTGCCGCCCAAATGCAGCTATATCGTCTGCGGTAATGTTTCTTGCAGTTTCTCCAAAACCCATCCCTCTTAGGTAATTGTACAAATCACTGGTGCCTCCAGTGGTAGTAGCCGAGGTACTTCCGGGGGCAACCGAAGCTGCAACAGCGGGGGTTTCAGTTACAGTTGTAACACCCCCTAAAGTAGGGGCACTACCAATAGTACTTGCGGTTCCACCGATGTTTGGGAGTGTGTCTACGGTAACACTACCGCTATCACTTCCGCTTCCGCTTCCGCTTCCAGTAACACCGCTACCTAGGTTTCCAGTAACACTACCGCTACCTAGGTTTCCAGTAACACTACCGCTACCCAGACTTCCAGTAACACTGCTACCTTCGTTAGTACTTCCAGAGGCATAATTTTCGCCATAGGCATCCATGTACGCCTGCCCTAGGGACAGGTTATAGGCGGCTTGATCAGCGGCAGCTTTTGTAGCAGCAGCGTTAGCAGTGGCAAGGTAATCGCCGCCCAGTATGTTGTTAGTTGTTACTCCGTCTGTAGTGGTAGTTACCGGGCTATAGAGTCCTCCTGTAGTGGGGTAATCAAAATAGTTACGGCCCATACTCCCCGGTCGGCGCGGTGCTGTTACACTGGTAGTTGCCCCTGGCACGTCCCGCTGGTCCAACATCCCTCCTGTGTTTGTATACCATTCAGTAACTGGCACTTCTTTCTGGTAGGTATTAGCAAACGCATTGTCTTTAATTGTTGGATTGTAAGTGTATTCTGGTATACCCCCCTGGTATCCTGAAGAACCTTGGGTATCTCCACTGCCTCCCTTCAAGCCAAGTATTCCCCCTAGGCCCGCACCCAACGCACCAATTAAAGTTGAATTGTCCGAAGCCCACTTCCCAAACCCACCAGTGGTACTGCCAGTGGCACTGCCACTTCCACCTGAATTGTTCAAGGCATTGTACTGCGCTGTTGTTAGCGGCATATTCCCACCTCCGCGCTAACTATAAGGATACAACAATTCATTTTCTTCTTCCTTTGTAAGTTCTGGGGCAAAAATAGTGTCCCCAAAACGTTGGAATAAATATTCAATTTCGGCTAAACCACCTGGCCCACCAGCCACTTGACCTGGGCCGCCACCGCCAGTATCCATCCCCCCACCGCCACCACCACCACCACCACCACTGCTACCACGCAATGTACTGGTTTTCTCAGCTGGTGATGTCGATCCCTTTATTTCACCTTTAAAGACCTCACCAGCGGTCAATGTTCCCTCTAAACTACCTGCCCTTAACGTCCCTTTAAGATCACCTGGGGCACCCTCATTTAGACTGGCCCTGAGTGTTGCAGCTGCGCCTGGAAAATCTTCTCCTAGGCTACTCCTGTACGTTGTACTCGCGCCGGGAACGTGCTCTAGGGTACCCGATGCATTGGGTCCAGTCTCTAGTGTTACAGCGCCTCCAAAGCTTGGCCCGGAGCGTAGCTCAGATATGCCCCCTCCTATCGAGGGTTCTCCAGTTAGTGTTACACTCCTTAAAACATTTGGCTGTTGGTCTAACGCACCTATACCCTTTTTAAGTTCTAACTTTTGGTCTAACGCATCTATGCTCTTTTTAAGGTCTAATGGGCTGTAATCTACACGTTTGGTAATGTCATCTAACGGGTCAGCAATAGCTACACGTTTGGTAAGGTCATCTGGCTTGACGTCAACCTGTATACCTGCGGTAAGGTCTAACGGGCTGTAATCTACACGTTTGAGAATGTCATCTAACGGGTCAGCAATAGCTACACGTTTAGTAAGGTTTAAGGGGCCTGCTGTATCCAGTCCAAGTACCCCCGTGGCAGACTCGCCTTGAAGTCCTGTTCCCGTACTAAATATTGTGTTTATTTTGTCAAGATCACTAACAGTTGAAGTGGTCGTATTATCAACTACTGGGGTTAGAAAGGTCTTTATCTCGTCAAGCGATACACCCGTCTGCTCAGACAAATCTGCAATGGTTAAACCGTTGTCCTCTAAAGCTTGTAAGACTGCTGCTTTACCAGCTTCACCACCACCAGCATCGTCGAACACTTTTATAGCCTTTTTATAGGCAATTTGCTGAGGCGTCTCTACAACAATATCTGTACCAGTACCAGTAGTAACAATATCTGCACCCGTCGCAGCTGGGGTTAGAAAAGTCTCTAACTCAGCGATTGATACACCCGTCTGCTCAGACAAATCTGCAATGGTTAAACCGTTGTCCTCTAAAGCTTGTAAGACTGCTGCTTTGCCCTCTTCTCCACCACCCGCACCATCGAACACTTTCATCGCTTTGTTATAAGCAATTTCTTGAGGGCTTAACCCCCCATAGGTAAAGACCGTATCAGGGGTAGTTGCATTTGCGTCGATAGCGGGAGTAACAGTAGTAGGATCAAAAGTTTCGGATGCATCTTCCCCCAATAAACTTAGCGTCCCCGCTGCCCCCGTCACGCCTCCAATATTTTCCCATATAGTACCGAAGTCAGGTTTTTTAATTCCCGAAATACTCCCATCTGCATCAGTGGTGGTAGACCCCCCAATAAGAGCATCAAGGGCTGGGATGCCTGTACTGGCTGCAACAATAGTCCCGTCTTTAGTCTCTCCTATTTTTAAAGGAGTGTATTGCCCTGAATCAGTGTATTGTCCCGTAACCGACCCCTGCAAAGGGTTTAAGGTCACTTGTCTAAAATTAGGGCCACCTACTGTATTCATTGCCCTATTCATACCAGTTGTTGCAAGTTGGGCTACTGTTACGATCCCCCTTTTTAGAAGGCTACCATAGGGACTACCACCTAAGCCTTCTAGCGCAGCTTTAGTCACTTGAACCGCATTTTGCCGCCCCTTTTGCCCCCCCTGCTTATCGTACTCACTCCCCACGAAAAAGTCTGAATCTTGCTCGTCGCCCTCCTCAGTCCATTTATCAGCGGTATCGTACTTTCTACCTTTGTTGTAGTTCCTCAAATCTAATACTGCCTTGGCATAAGCCTCTTCTGCTCGTCTTAGTTTGGCTTCCTCAGTTAAAGGTAGGTTTAATATATCTTGAAGCGTAATTTTACCGCCGCCAGTAGTCGCAGGAGTGGCAGAAGAGGTAAAAGAGTTGAGTCCAGCCGCAGCAAGGGCATTAGCATCCATCTGCAAGCCCCGTGCATTAATCGCTGCATAGGGGTTACCAGTGACATTCATAAGAGTGGCACCAGGGTGCTGATCTAAGATGTCTTGAAAAGGGTCTATGTCTACCCCTGATAAAATTCCTTCATTACTTTCCATAGCCTTACCCGTCTATCAACACGCCCTGAAAGGCGGCGCTGACTTGGTTATTAGTATTAGACGTGAGTGCACGACACTCTATGTCGGTTTTGGCAGCGATAGACAGCGGGTAGTTAAACGGTGACACGTTACTGTTGCTCTGCATTACCTGTATAAACTTTGTTCTGAATGCGGTACTGGCAAACGCACGGGTTACAAACTTTACCGTGGCATAATTATTTGCAGCTGAAATAGCTGACGTAAACGTAATGTCATCCACATACAAAGTCTTACTAGCTGGGACGGTGTACGTTGCCATCTGCGTCTGGTTAGCAGTACCAAAGCTTGCATATACTACCGGGGGTACACCAGCGGTAGCTCCCGTTGTACCTACGTAAACAGTACCAGCACTGGCTCCATTTGATCCCGCTGTCAGCACATAAGCCCTGAAAATTCTTAAATACTCTTTCGTCGTAATTACTTGGGTTTGACCATTCAGGGCAATATCTTCTTCTATCTCAAGGTAATTGGCATCTAGCCCCTGTACCTTTATGGTTCGCACCCCAGTACCACCGGGGCTGACATCGTTAACATCACTACTGGAGATATAAACTTCAGCCGCCGCAGCGGGGTAAACTAAGTCTCCCCCCTCTGTCCACACAGTTTCCTCTGTGGTATCTACATCGGCGTTAAAGCCAAACTTGAACAAAGAAGTAGCGCCAGTAATCTGGCCTTCTGCAACTCGTAAATTGTAGGGGACGGCGGTAGCCACGGCGTTCCTTAATGCGTTATCTAACTGGTTAAAATATAAACGTAATATATTGTTAAAACGATCCAAATAACCTTTCTGGTAGTCCACCGGTGCTGTGGGTAAAGCGGGTGCGACTACATTACTGTCGGTGTCTTGCGCCGTAGTAGGCATTATCGTCTACCATCAGGACGCATATCTAAACGCGGTGCACCCAACTGCCACGCCACACCCTCCGCTGTTGACTCCATTGTAAACGCTATCTGTCGGCCCCTTATCCGTAGATACACCTGCCCAGTGAACTGCTCAATAGGGACAGTAGCTGACCGCGTTACAGTATTAGAGGAATTACCTCCCTCTGATAAAGGACTGTTATAACCTGATCCAGAGTTAGCCATAGGCGAAAGCGTCATAATGGCTGCGGGATTAGTAGCACTAGACCCATCAAAGGTTACATCAGGCAGCATACGGTTAATCAGCACAAAAGAATGCCCGTCATCTAAGTCAAATTCTGAGGAAGTTATTGAAGCTGCTATAGCAGCAGTAACCCCGGTTTCTTTGTTGTCATTGCCTTTTTCATGGTCAACTAAGTTGTTACTATAAGTAGCGGCTATTGGCCTATCTCGTAGTCCTGAGTCTAGCCATGCGGTACGTGCTATGTTGCCGTAATACCATATATCTTCAAGGTAATTGTAGACCACGTAACGATCATTAGCCAAAACCCCATCTGAACAGTAGAACCACCACACTTCATTAAACCCTTCGTTAGTGCCTGACACCACTTGGTTAAATTGTTCCGTGTTGATGTCATTAAATATATAGCGTTTAACATTGCAGGGTAGGGTCATTACTGTGCCGTCATATTTGTAGAACTTGTCACGCCCCATCCAGTACGCTGTACTACCTGCGTAAGCGGTAGCATTTTGACTAGCAATAGAGATGTTGTCTCCCATTAACTGGGCATTCCACACAATGTCACCACCTAAATACTGCAGGGAATAAAGGGCTGAATCAGTCCATACCAAGACTTCCTGGCGAGCTTGCACGACAGCAATGATTTCTGTTCCATGTGAAACACGGATGCTACCTGCTGTCCCCGTTGCTGTAACCGACCAATCAAACACATCTTCTTGGTTAGACCACCGTATAAGCATAGGGTCTTGAACCACACTGCCTACAGTGTTCGCACCAAAGGCAAACACAAAACGGTAGATGTCCGAAACACTCACAATGTTAACAATGGAAGGAGCATCTACAGAAAGAGGGTAGTTGGTGGTGTCTATTATTTTACCGCGCACACTGGTGCCAGTACTTGCATCCCAGTAAAAAATAGGCCCACCACGGTAGGCAAACACTAAGTCTTCACCGTAGTTAGATTGGCTCCATAGGCGGATGGCAGACGAAGAAGCGTTGGAATAGCCCCATGTACCTAAGCCCCACCCTCCAGAACCCCATCCACTAAAAGGTACAGCGGTAGCAGAACCTGTATTAATTTGGTAGGTGCCTATAACCGCAGCGCCACCATTTCCTGTATCTAAAGCATTAGCAGTAACAGTAACGTCGGAAGTGTCTTTGGCAGCTACAGTGTAGGTATCGTCGGTAAGTACCGTAGAGATTTCATATTCTTGGTTGAGGACAGCAGCAGTTATATTGCCCCCTAAAGTTACCGCACCGGAGAAGGTAACAAAGTCACCAGCAACAGCCCCGTGGGAAACATTGGTAATAGTAAGAGTGGAGGAGCCGTTTGTAGCTGAGAAAGTTACTGCACCTGCTATGGTAGTCAGACGGATAGGGGTTATATCGTAGTAATTTCCGCCACGTTCTATATAGTACTTAATGGTAGTGCCTACACTAACTAGGTTCTGACCACCTAGTGTGATCCAGTTCCACAGTGAACGACAGACTCCCAGGAACGTGTTTGCAGAGATGCGCTCCCAGCCACCAATCTTCTCAGGCATCCCCTGACGAAAGCGTACTTTGTCGGATTCATACCAGCCACCTTCAGTCGTATACCGTGTGTTCTCACGGTCAACCCCCGGTTTTAATTGAAGTTTCTTGAGTGGCATTACCTAACCTCGGAATAATACTCGCCCGTTTCAATCATGCTGGCAAGCTCGATGGACCGTCCTTTGACGGCGCGACTCCACGCAGAGTCTAAAAATTCTTTTGCCGCAGATTTGTAGTCTGCTTTTGCCATCGCGTCGAGCGCCAGTACAAACTTTCGTAGCTTGGTAGCACCGAGGTTAAAACTAATGTCGATCATAGCATCTTTACGAACGTCATCAAGATCGTTGAACCAAGAGTACTCTGAGCTTAACTCCTTAATCACACGCGCTATGTCGTTCTCTAGCAGATGGTCTACCTCATCGTCAGAAAGACCTATGCCCCCATTTATGTCTATATTCCGCCCAATTCCGATAGTCCAGTAACCGGCTGAACACTTGTATAAAACGTGTTGTCCGTTTGTCTTAACTTCCCCCTCGTGGCGTTTCAGCATTTCAATCAACCGCTCCATGTCAACTACCTCTCTCTGCTCACCCCTTTTGCTTTCTCAAAGGAGCGCATGGCTCCTAAACCTAACATACCCATAAGGACGGGCATCATCTCTGCAAGTTCAATCATTGGGATCAAGACATCTGTGCCGGTCAGCTCCAAGCCCATATTAACAAAGGGAATAACGAGGAAGTTTCCACCCATGCCCAACGCGCATATCCAGCCAATTGCCGGTCGCCAACCCGCTACAAACAAGTTGTGGTGAGCAGCCTCGACCTTGTTGACCTCGATCTGGGCCATGACTTGTTCTTGCGTGTGCTTCTCAGCCATTGTCGCAATGTCATGCGACAGCTTTTCACGCAGGTCTTTGTCTGGAATTACCTTATCAAGGATTGCCGAAATAGGCCCAATCAGGGCACTTAGTCCCGAAAGCATGGGTTAGATAACAACCCAAATAACGATGCCCACGACTATAAGCACAATGACTGCACCAATGTGGTGATGCTTACTTGTCTGAAACAATCTCCAGACAGGACCACCGATTTTAGCTAATAAGTTTTTAATCATCTGTTCACCTCACTGTTTATCTGTGAAATTGAAGTATGCACCCGCCATCAGTGCTGCAAGAAACAATGTAGTCAACGCCTGAACAATGGTTTTGCCCACGGTACGTTTTGCAGAGCGGAAGGAATCGAGCAAGTTTCTAAGCTCTTTCACATCAGAATTAGCATCATCGTCAGATAGCCCTACTTCGCGGAGAGCCGTTCTAGCCCCCGCTTCCGCAGCGCGTTCGATCATTGCTTCCATCTCTGCTTCGGTCACTATTTACTCTACCATATATACAGTTTTCATTTAAACGGGGGTCCTATATACCATGCAACAAGTGAGTATCGGGTGCCCTTAGTTACTGGCTCAACTCTGTGCATCATAAAAGAAGGAAATACTATAATAGAACCTGCCTTATACAAATCTGGTGTTTGCGTTACGCTTTTCCCTTCTGGGTCTAAACGGGTGAACTCAAAATCCCCTCCTTCGTAATCATCATTTAAGAGGATACTCATGCTCAATTTTCTAACATTTCCGTGTAGGAAATGATTGTCTGGCCTATTATAAGCAGCTAAATTGTCACCTCTTCCGTCCTTGTGAAATTTGTAGAAACTGCCTTTTTCGTAACGAGATATTTGGATTGTTTCAGCGGCTTTGATGTCATATTTCCAACCCGCTTGTTCGTTTGCTGTGACCATGTAGGGCCATATTAAATCGTATAGCCATTGATCCTCTACCCACGCAACATCACTTGTTCTCTTTTTTTTATCTAACTCGAACTCATGTTTTTTGCCCTCTATTCTTTCTTTGGCTGTAATTTCTGTATCTTTTTCTAAGCCTCCCTTTTTGAATCCCTTGTCTCCTAACTTTATTATTCTGCTACAATTTTCTTTGCTTAGGGCTTTATCAAAAATATACCATTCATTAGTCGAATACAATTTCTCTCCATTTACCAAGGGGGCAGCTTTGCCCTTTAAACCAAGTTTTAGCTGGTATAAAACATCCACATTCTTCACACACCTTAACCGCCTTAATATATCGGGGGCATTCCTTACACGTAGCTATCCTTTCCCTGCGAGATGATCTTAACACACGGGAGAAAGGGGAAGAAGGTACAGTCATCCGCTAAGTGCCACTGGTAGAATATCTATTATTAAATGAACTCTATCTGCGTCCGAGTTATTTGTTACAGAATGCTCACGGGAGTTGTTAAACTCAAACAAAGTGCCGGGAGCGAAGTAATTAGTTTCATTACCCACCTTAAAATCAACCCCCGTTTCTGCGGTTACTACAAGGTGACACCTACGAATAGTGAGAAGCGCATCCCCACTATCTACATGAGGAGGAATTTTGCCCTCATCAGGTAATAGTGTGAGCATCGCCTTGTACACAATCCCGTTATAAAGATTCTCCAGAAATGCAATAAATGGCTGCGCTAATTTACCCGCTAAAGAATCAACATTCATTAAGACAGTAGGTAGGGTTATAGTGTCTAAACTACTCCACACAAGAGGAAATGTTTTTGTGTCCCTATGTGCGCCAAAGGTGTTCTGTCGATGGTCCCATACATCCCATTGTTCGGGAGTTATTCCCTTACAGCATTCTGCCAAAGCCGCCACTTCAGCGTTTTCTTGTAGAATCTTAAAATTCCCTTCAAAGTCCATCTTTCGGCCTATAGACGCAAATGCAAATTACTGTTTTCCAGTGCTAATTGTTGCAACACAGCGCATCTGTAAAGAACCTTATCCGAGAGTTTAACATCAATCTTACGCCGACTAATTGCTGGTCGAACATGGTGTAACCCTGCACTTTTAAAAAATAATTCGTCATTGTCGGGATGGTTATTCTTTATGTTTGTTAGGTCATGCTTAAATGGTTCTAGCCCACAAAAGCTATAAATGGAATCTAAAACATCTTGAGGATTGTCCACTAAATCATCATATTTAATAAACAAGAACTCACCGTTGTTATTCTGTTTAGCCCAGTTAATTCCGGTTAACGGCGGTGTTAGCCATTTATCAACCCCTTTTGTAAAATTTTCCAGCATCTCGAAAGGGCTGTTACCGCTTCGCTGTTTCTGCGCCACTAAGGACTTAATTACGTCGGTAATTGGCCTTTCTAAAACTATAACTTTTGGGGGGTTTTTAAAATATCGTTTCAGCATCTCCATATTGGCTTGGAGCGTCCATGTCCTACACTTATCCACAACTATAGAGGCCGATATGTCTTTGTAATATACATTGGGGATAGAGGCCACCAGATCATCCGTTGTGTGAAGTCTATAAGCCCCATTAAGCTGTTCATTGGCCGCTCCATAACAAGACTGCTGCATATCCCACATCAACTGACAAACTGCGCTGTTACCTTCTGCGTGAATCGCAGGGTTCTGATCTAGGATTGCGGAGAGTAGTGTAGCGCCTGATCTAGGCATTCCGCTCAACCCTATAAATTTACTTATCATTTAGGTGACGGAAAATTGGTGACTTTATTGAAGAAGTGCCACTCAGGGTAAGTCATAACGTCTTTCCAAGTCTTGCCCTCCGGCAGCTCAACCCAAATCCATTGAGTAAAATCAAAGGTGTATGTCGCGCCGTCAATTGGATATTCAGGTTCTTCTCTCCAATTGTTATCCCCACCCGACCAACGATAGATTTCATCGTCATCAGGTCTAGGGACTGGGGGAACGAAGATAATATCGGTTTCGTCAAATGTGAATGCGTCCCAGTTTGACACTTGCTCTTTGCTGTTCCAATCAGCTAGAAACTCTTTTATATAAAAGGCTCTTTCCGCTTGGATTAGCTCGTCTTTTTCTAGCTTCTCCGCAGGTGACATTTCATGAACTACGTGCTTATCCGTATACATTCCATCAACCAATTCGTAGGTGGTGGAAATATGAGTCCCATAGGTTCCCAGCTCTGGCTTTTCTATTCGTATGAACTCTACAAATTCAGGAGGTAAGTTATCTATATCCACCTCTGGAAAAGCCTGAATAAAGTTCTCTTCCAAAATTGGATGCTCAAAAGGAACTTCATCTTTAATGCGTATAAAAAGCCTCACTATAAGTTCCCCGTATTTGTTGAGGGATAAGAACGTGAGCTTCCGGGCCAGAGAAGACGAACCGCGCCCCGTGCCCCCGCGCCACCATTATTACCTCCAGCACCGCCGTATAGCCCTCCCGCTCCACCGGGGCCAGTGGCCCCAGCAGCGCCGCCTGAACCGCCACCACCGCCACCGGGGTTACAACAGGTAGGGGATGGATAATTGTTACAGTTTGTCCCGCCACCCCCATTAGAACCTTCACCTAAAAGACCAACACCGCCTCCGCCACCAGCCGTGGCACAATAACTATCGTAACCACCACTTCCGCCACCGCCACCAGCTCCTGGTTGGGCAGTACCGCCTCCACCATTGCCAGAGTAACCAGCAGCCCCTCCACCATTCCAAGGCACTCCATACCCACCATCACCGCCGCCATCGCCTGTGAAACTGCCACCAGCGCCACCACTGCCACCTTCTCCTTCTACAGTGCCACTGGATACAAAATAGGAATCAGCACCGCTACCGCCAACCACAACAGTATAGGAATCACCCGGAACTGTAGTGTAATTATTTTTATAGCCAAGGCCACCAGCAGCCTTAGCTCCACCTCCTCCTATAGCAAGAGCAGAGACATTAAATGCTCCGGCCACCGCTACCCAAGAGAATGTCCCCGCAGTCGTAAAGTCTACTTGGCTAGTTGTGGCTGTTGTGGAGGTTGAATTACTTGCTGAACTCTCTGCACTATTACCTACACCATTTACAGCATGGACAGTAAACGTGTAGCTTGTAGATGCAGTAAGCCCTGTGACCGCAATCGTCCCTGATCCAGCTCCGCTTAATGTGCCTGTGACACTTCCGGGTGTAGAGGTAGCTACATAGGAAGTAATGGCCGAACCGCCATCATTTGCGGGGGCTGTAAATGCTACATTTGCAGTTGTGGTACTGGTTGCAGCGGCAGTACCAATCCCCGGTGCATCAGCGACAGTCGCAAAACCCCGTTGGCTTGTGAAAACTCCTATAAGGGCACCACTCATGTTAAGGCACTCCCTGAAATAAGCCACGTTGTTGCGGTCATTTTAAGGGCTGTCGCAGAACCGTACTGGGCCAGCGACCTCGTACCTGTTGTACCGTCTTTTGCGAGATACATAGTGTCGGAGGTAATAGCTATTGATACGACCTGAGAAGTCATATTGACAAAAACTACCGCCGTGCCTATTGGATAAGCTACCGAAGCATTAGCGGGAATCGTATAAGTACGAATACTCGCATCCCCAGATGGGTGAAATATATGTTTGCCTGAGTCAGCCAGAACCAAAGTGTAATCTGCACTTTTGCTGTTTTGAGGTATGTTCTTAAAACCAACCTCGTCTGTTCCGTCAGCAGTACAACTTTGAAGGTTTCCCGAAGCGGGTGTGCCAAGAACGGGCGTGACAAGCGTTGGGCTTGTAGCAAAGACTAACGAGCCTGATCCGGTTTCGTCAGTTACGGCACTGGCAAGATTAGCTGAGGAAGGTGTTCCCCACCATGTTGCAATACCCGTACCTAAGCTGGTAATTCCCGTACCACCATTGGCTACAGGAAGAGTACCGGTTACATTTGTTGTTAGGTTTACGAAAGTAGTAGAACTACTCCCTGTACCACCGTTAGCGGTTGGTAAAATTCCTGTCACCTGAGAGGTCAGATCAACCCCAGATAAGGTTCCACCCAAAGTCAGAGTGCCGGTGGTAGTGATTGTTCCCCCTGTCAGGGTAATCCCATTAACCGTTCCAGTAGTGGCAATAGAAGTTACCGTTCCTGTACCTGTCTCAGTAGGGTTCGCAAGAGTAACTGCTGCACCTGCTCCCGCACCATCAGTGTAAACCCATGCTTTTGCACCTGTGGCTATAGTAACTTCAGCGCCTGAACCTTGTTTGATTATGATTGACTGACTTCCACTCGTGGCATTCTCAATCATCCACATCTTGGAAACAGTATTTGGTGCAAGTGTCAGGGTACGGGTTGCAGTTAACGAACCAGCCGAAGTGAACTTTAAATACAGTGCTCTGGTTCCGTCTGCTGTAGCATCAGGCATTGTAAATGTCTCATTTGAATCCGCCGCTACCTGTTTGGTTCCATACCCCAAAGCATCAGTTATAAGTTCTAAGTTGGTATTGGTTGAAGTGCCCCACGTACCGTCTTCATCGCCGGTAGTGATCTCTTTAAGTCTTAAATTATTTACATAAGTTGCCATAATTGTTTCCTATGCTGCTACGTCTATGTCTACCCAATTGGGGTCTTGTGAAACGTCTATGCTTGTCCAACCACCCCGTATGATGGTTCCTATTGCGCCTGTTCCTACTACCCCTGTGGGGAAAATATTCGCGCTTCTTGTGTTCGTTACCGTGCCTACTGCACCTGTTCCTGCTACTCCAGCTACCGCAAATATAACCGTAGGGGTTACCGCTTGTACAGCTCCAGTTCCCGCCACTCCTGTGGGGTAAACAATCCAGTCGTAGGCTGGCG